TCCTCATCAGTAATTTCTTCTAATACTGGAGTTTCTTGTGCTTGAACTTCCTCGTGTACTTCTTCTTGTTCTTGTGTGGTGTCGGCATTTTCAACGCCATCAACCACTCCGCTGTCGTCAGCGTTATCTTCTGTAGTTTCATTTTCCTGTGGTGTTGGTGGTTTTGCTAGGTCAATCTTAATAACACTCTCATCTCCAGCGCTATCAAACTGGCTTTCGTCAATCTGTTCGATTGGCTTTGTAGTCTCTTCGACCCCTTCTTCATTTGCTTCCATATAATATAATAATAGTTAATAATTAGTTGCTCGTCAAGCCACTCACTCCCATACCTGAACCTAGAGTATCATTACCTGCAGACTCGAAGTTTTTAGGCTCTTTTTCATTTTTTCTTTGGTCGATCAATTGGCTTTGTTGTGACGCTTGTATCTTTGTCCTATCGTCCTTGCGATTATCCTTCTGGTTCTCCTTTGTTTTAGCTGACTCGTTGTCTGCGTTTCTTAATTTCATGTTAATATCAAACTCATGGTCCATTAACTGGATTTTCATAGCAGCCTCTTCTTTCATGAATTGAATTTTCATTCCATTCTTCTTTTCTTCCATCTTCATCTCAGCCTCTAGCTTCGCTTGAACCTTTTGCATTTCTGCTTGAGCTCCTGCGGCGGCGGCGTCTTGTTGGGATTTCCCTTGAGCCTCAATAGTTTGTTGTGATATAGCTTGGTCTCTCTCGACCTTCTTCTTTTTCTTGTACTTTAGGAGTTGGTTCGCCATCTTAAGGTTTTTAACATCCCTTATATCTATAGCGTCATCTAAGTCTAATATTTTCTGTTGTAACCCCATTTGAATGTTTTGCTCTAATACAGCTTTCTCTTCTTCGTCTGGAGCTAAGTCAATAAATATACCAAAATCATATAGGTGTAATTCTGACATCTCCTCTAGCGTTGCCACGTTGTGAGCCCCGATAGATTGTATAAATGCTTCTTTCGTTGGGGAGTACTCTATAATGTCTGATATTCTTAGTGATAATTGTTCCGCCATCTCAACTGTTAAGAACAATGACGCATCGAGAATATGCCTAGTTGCTACGTTTGAATTCGCCGCAGCCATTTTTTGCACTCCAACTAATGATCTCGAATCCGGAGTAGAAGCATCTCTCGCCTCATTTAACCCAGTAACATCTCTTATCATTTGTAAGTAGTAATTGTAATTACCAATTAAAGCTTGTAACTTGTTTCCAGCGCCAGCTCCATTAGATATTTCTTGAATCGGGATTTTACCAGCATTTTGATCTCCCTCAGAAGTATAGCTTCTACCAACAACAGATCCTGTTTGAAAAAACATATTCAAAGCCTCTTGAGCGTTATAAGTTGTTCCATTTCCTAAGTCAACTTCTGCTAATCCATCTATATCTAAATACACACCATCAGGAACCATTCTAGATAGTACCTGTTGAATCTTTAAGTGAGTTAGTTGTATCATATCAGCGAAGCTCATTATCCTGCTTACAACTGATTCTATCTTACCTCTATACATTTTCGGAGCACACAATGAGTAGTTCATTTTAACTTTGTTAAAATTACTTTTAGTCCTCATCATGTTGTCAGCTTTCTTCCACTTAAGCATTATGTCCGTACCAACTACTAAAGCCCCTTCGAATAATACTTCAACTGACTTTTGCAATCTATTGTAATCTCCTTGCTTATCTTCTGGAGGATTGAAAGAATCATCTTTCTTTATAGATTTATCCGCCCCTGAGTTTGTTTTTTTAACCTTGTAGACACTGTTCATATATGTCTTATAATTAAAGTAGAGCACTGCTACTTTGTTTTTGTCAGAATCCATCGAAGCGGTGTTCATTGTATTGTGCTTCTTAGTTATGTCTTCTATCTCACTTTGAGTTAAATGAGAGAATTCCTTTACCAATTCGTTAATCGGTATGTATTTGACCTCGCCGATGTAGTATATGTCATCGAAGTAAGGTGAATCTGTGTGTGAGTAGACTAAGTTGGCTGGATCTACATATTCAACTTTAGCTCCTTCTGACCAATCAAAAGTTGTTTTACATGCTCCAATACCTAATACCGTTAAGTCCTCAATCACTCTCCTCCTAGTTAAATCATACTTACTACCCTTTAGCAATACGTTTATAGCTTCTTCATTTGCAACCTCAACGTTCTGCTTATAGGTTAGCGACATGTGTAGCTCAAGCTCCGCTTTGTTATCCGGTAGTTCTTTTGGGTCACTCTTAGACAATTCCATATTTAATTGTGACTTAGCAGCTTCGTTATACTTCTTGGCTTGCATGTCATCAAGCATATCCTCCATATACTCTGTTCTCTTAGCCATCCCGTATTGGTCCTGCGATTGAGCTTTAATCTCAAAACCTCTACCTGCCATACCGTTTACTACGATATCAACGAATTTAGGTATAATTGGTACTGGTGTCCAATCTAAATTAAGATAGGACAGATCACCGTTAATCGACAACTCGTCCTTATACTTCTGAATCGATTGCTCTCCCCTAGCATATAACCTTAAGTTGTGAAACTTAGATTGTGCCCCTGAGTATCTACTTGACTGCGGACCATCAAACCACTCCAGCTCGATAGCCTGTGCAATTTTCAAACCGTACTTGTCAGTCATCTTTTCGCTATCGCTAACTACTTGAGAAGGAAAGTTACTATGTATGGAATTCGCCATATTATTGTTTAATTATTTTTGAATTTGTTCCTTTGTTACTGTACCTGGAAATACTTATGTTTATTGGTGCTTTTTTCAACTCTGGGTTTGGAGCATATAAATGTCTGTTACAAGCCATAATCGCTAATCCAGAACTTATTGTTGCATCATACTTGGTTCTCTTGTTTATGTCAAACTTACTCCAATCATTTAGTGTTCTATTAAAATACATATCACCATACACTCCATCATCGATTTCTCCAACTTTATCTTGGATATACATTTCAATCGCTGCTGCGTGAGCTTGTTTAATATCCTCACTTGAATTGGGTATTCCACCTATTTCTTTTTCAGTTACCGATAGTTTGTTCCAAACTTTGTCTGGCCTATTCATACTGTAACCTCTATATCCTCTTCGTCTAAAATAATACAATAGACGTGGTTTATTGTTCTCTGCTAATATAGGCATCCCGTAGAAGATACAAGCCATTAGAATGTCCTCAAAGAATATATCAGCTGTCTGAGGTCTTGCTATGTACTCTAGGAAGAACTGTCCTGATGGAGCATCTTCCATGCTGAATTTCGTTAACCCATGCAAAGCTCCTTTAGATCCAATCCCATCCACTGTCCCTGATATATCGTAACTATCACAACCAAAAGCTCCAACGTGTTCGTTCCCTGGGCATTTTAACCCGTTTTTAACAACCATCTTGTTCTGAAGATGATGCGGTGGAACCCAACTAACTTTAAATCTTCCGTTTGGATTGGGGTAGAACATAACTTCTGAATCCTTAACCCCGTTGACCCATTGAAAACTACCTGTTGTTACTCCTATCGTATTTGCTAACTCTTCGTTATAATCTATCTGTTGGTAGAGCTTAACTAAGTTAAAAATGGAATTTTTACTCTCATCTCTAAATGCGTGTTCTGTTGTTCTTGGGAACTGGCGGTAGAATTCATTCAAAGCATCTTGATCATCTTTTAAACCATCAACTTCATTCTGCCAGTTATCTATTACACCTACATCTATTAACTCTCCATCTGGTGCTCGCACATCCCCACTAGGAGTAGTAAAGACAGGAACTCCGTACTCGTCAATAAATCCTTCATAGTTCCACTCCATTGGTATAAACAGAGAGTATAAACCAGACTTAGTTTGGCCATTTCTATTTCGCTGAGTGACGTCTGATGAGTTGTAAAGTTTTTTGAAGTTGTTTCCACCTTTATCTAATGCGTTTGAGGTTGATCCCATCATACACTTACCAATAATTCTTGATCCTAATCGTAAGCATGTTTTTGTAACCCTCCAGTTATTTAAAATATTATCAGGTCTTTCCCATTTCCCACTCTCATCATGTACTAGTAACGCTAATTTCTCACCATCATAACTATTATCTCCAGTATTTTTCCAGTCAATAGTTGTATCTAGTCCTTGTATATCCTCGAGCTTCTCACTGCTATTAATCTTTTTTCTTGTAAACCTACTTGCTGGAACTCTATACGCTAATTCTGTTTTTGGTCGATCCATACCATCTTGAACCGGTTTAAAGAAGAATGGGTAGTTTATACTAATCGGTACAACCTTGTCCGTAAACATCTTCTTTGCATCTGCTCCTGACTTGGATAGTATACCATATCTACTATCACTTGCTAGAGTAGCTAAATTAACTGTTTCTGCTGATGACATAAAAGAAAATCCAGATCTTCTATTTTTAAGGTAACATATCCCGTAACATCTTTTATCAGCTTTACAAGCTTCCCAGAATATATAGAACAATCTATTTGCTTCTCTAAAATCCGGTGCTCCAACGTCAATCTTACTGTGCTGAAGGTACATATAGTGAGTACCTGTTAGATAGGTGGATTTTCCACCATTCGTAAACCAGAAGCCCTCGTCTCTTCTTTTGAACTCCTCATTTATATAATCGAACCATTGTTCTTTTTGGTCCTCAGGATAATCTCTCCAGTCAAATATCGTTTTTAATCTACTAAGCGCTTTAGGAGTCTCGAACTTAACCCACTTATTCTCTACGTTACTTATTTTCTTCGGTTCTTTAGGCAGAGCAATGACTAAGTCTTGTATCTTTAGTATCTCACCTATCTCACCAGTCTTAGATATAACAATGATATCATACTCTTTATCATACCCGTACTTCCACTTCTTACCCTTGTTCATTCGGCTTATAGTGGTTAGCTTTAACGGTTCAACCGTTTGTACTAGTGTTTGCTCGTACATTATTTAGATCTACCCTCTGCAAATCCCTTAAACGTAGTCTGCTTTTCCTCACCTGGCGCTTTGCCATCTAATAAGTTTTGCTCCTCTTGGATTCTATTAAGTATTTCGAATGCATCGAATATAGCTAGCTTTTTTGATGCTGCTGCGTTCTTTAGTTTATCAGCCGTCAAATCATCTTCAGAATCAGTGACTATAGCTTCCTTCGCTACTTTAATGAGTTCCTCAACTGCCTTGTGCCCAGCTAGGATTATATTCTTCTTCGTTTCCTTGATGTTCATATTTGATTGTAATAAAATTAGATTTAACTCGGTATAGTCTTTGTCCATCGATAACGAACTCGTATTTACCTACGGCTCTAAAACCAACAATGTCCCCTTCTTCAACCGTACCGTCGGTATATTTAACTATACCCATAAGTTTCTCTGTTTCATTGAGCAACTCGTTATCCTCTTTCAGAGGTTGTATAAAGCAATATCCATTTAGTGGTTTCCAAGTGTCTTTGCTTTTGATAGCGAATATTTGATCGCTAAATATAATGTAGTTCTCATCGTCGAAATACGAACTACTATTCATTTCAATACCCCGTTGGTTATGCCATCTACGGAATATGTTATGGTGAACTATGATTGTGTCACCAACTTTAATATCTTCTTGAGTCGCTGTTCCAGCTGATGGTATCGATTTAACAATTGCTTGTCTATTGATATATTGGTGGTTATATATCTCAGAGTTAAGAATTAACTCCTCGTCACCTATCTTTTTGACATTATTGTATCTCTCTCCTTTTGGCGCCACGACAAAACCGTAAACGCTCCTCATTAATACTCTAAGTTAAACTCAACTGAAATAGCCATGTTCTTATTAAACTCTTTCCATGGAAGAACTTCTTTGCCCTTCTTGATGAATATAGAGTACTTAGATTCGCCCTCAACGATATCGCATATAGTATGACCACCATACACTTCTTGCCCCACGGCATAGTGCATAGCGTCATTCTTATAACTAGTACCGATACTAATCTTTCTTATCAAGTTCTCCATTCTCTGGGTATTTGATCTCTCCGTTAGTAATATCTATATCGATGTCTCCGTAAGTAGTCTTTAAGTGTTCTTGCATCACTTTCATCTGATCTTGTAATCCAGCCACAGCGTGGACTAAGTTGTGCTTTCTCGCTTCAGTCACTCCAATCTCCTTGTAGTGGTTATCAAACTCTCTAGCTAGTCCTTGTAAATTAGTTAATTCCTCTTGTGTAATTTTGTCAGCCTTTGGAGCTAAATCTACTACTTTTGTTTTCTTTGTCTTTGTTGCCATAATTTTATTTAATTTAATTTACTATATACCTGAGAGATATTCGATCTCTTCGAATTCCCACTCTTCAATACCGCTACCATCCCCCGTCCAATCAATATGATTGTTACTGACGTAAGTCGCTAGTTCCGGTATTGAATTAAAAGTATTTAATACACTATCTATAGTATCACTTGTAGTTACTATGTTTTTACTTTCATCTTGACTCGTATGAGCGTATTGGATGCCGCTAGGATCTAGTGTATCGAATACTTCTTTTGTTACTATGTAATAATTCATTATCTATTTTCTATGTTAGAATTTCCACTAAGTACAAATGCTTCTCCTCCTACTGTTGCATTACCATTCCCCTCAAATTCCCAATAGCCTTTTAGATTACTGGTTTGTGAATGTGTTGTAGCATCAATCGGTGTCCCAGAATTATATAATTCCGATACTTCTGCTGCTGAAAGTTTAGTGTTCCACATCGTCAAACCATCAAACTTTGTTTCAGCACTATTCCCTTGTCCGTTGTAACTACTCCAAGTATTACTTCCTAAAGCTATTTGTCTGTCAGAATTACCGAAACTAGGTGTTCCATTACTATTCGCATTA